CAGCGTAAGACTATTGAGCAGCAGCAAGCAGAGTTAGCGCAAAGAGATGCGATTTATTCGCAGTTGTTACCGAAGATGGAAGCCCAATTAAAGGGCGAATTGGCTAACGAACCAGATTGGAACACTTTGTATGAAGATGATCCTGTTGGTTATGTTCGCGAAAAACAACTTTGGGATGAAAAGAAAGAAAAGCTTAGTGCTGTAAGTGCTGAACAACAAAGACTTCAACAAGAAGCCTTAGTAAAACAGCAACAACAGATTGCACAATTTGTTGAATACGGTAATCAAAAGCTTCTTGAAATAATCCCTGAGTGGCAAAACCAAGAGGTTGCTACAAAAGAAAAGTTGGCTATTAGCGAATATGCCGTGAATACTTTAGGTTATACACCTCAAGAAATTCAACAGGTTTATGATTATCGTGCTTTGCTTGGTTTAAGAAATGCTTGGTTAAACTCTAAAACAGTTGAAGCCACAAAGAAAAAACCAACGCAAAAAGCACCAGCAAGAGTTGCGAGACCTGGTACGACTAACCGACCAAAAACGACAACACCTGTGAAAAGAGCAAAACAAAGGTTGGCCAAAACTGGGAAAACCTCAGATGCGGCTAAAGTATTTGAACAATTAATTTAATTTTAAAGGAATATAAAAATGGCTAAAGTAACAAACGCCTTTGATACATATACAGCTACTGCTGACAGAGAAGATTTAAGTAACATTATTTACAACATCTCTCCAATGCAAACACCGTTTATGTCATCAATTGGTAAAAGAAATATTAAAAACGTAGTATTTGATTGGCAAACAGAAAGTTTACCTACACCAAGTTCAGCTGGACAGTTAGAGGGTTTTACACTAGCAAGATCAGCTGCAACACCTACAGTAAGGGAAGATAATGTTGCTATGATTTCAAGCAGAGATGCAACCGTAACAGGTTCGCAGGACGCTTCAGATGCAGCTGGTAAGAGATCAGAAATGGCTCACCAACTAGCTATTATGGCTAAAGCACTTAAAAGAGATATGGAAGAAGCTCTATGTCAAAAAGGTGCTAAGACAACTGGTAATGCTACAACAGCTAGGGTAACTGGTGGTTTCGAATCTTGGATTACAACTAACGATTCAAGAGGAACAGGTGGTGCTTCTACTGGTAGCGGTGCTGCTCCAACAGACGGAACACAAAGAGCATTAACAGAAGACTTATTAAAAGATGTCTTACAACTTATGTTTGCTAGTGGCGCAGAGCCTAATATGGCAATCTGTGGACCTGTAAACAAGCAGAAGATTTCTGGTTTTACAGGAAGAACACAAGCTAGACAGTTTGTTGATGCAAATACAGTCGAGGCTTCAGTATCAATTTACTCATCTGACTTTGGTGAATTAAAAATCATTCCATCAAACAGAAGTAGAGAAAGAAGTTTATTGTTAGTAGATCCAGAGTTTGCAAAAGTCTCTTACCTAAGAGATTTCCAAACTGTAGATATTGCTACAATAGGTGATGCTGAGACTAAAATGATTGTAGTTGAGTACGGGTTAGAAGTATCTAACGAAGCTGCTCACGGTGTCGTTGCAGACTTAACAACATCATAAGTTTAGTTAAATAAGCTTTAAGGGAAGTTTCGGCTTCCCTTTTTTTTGTGCTAAAATTCCTACATGGCAAAAACTACATTAATAGATCATAAACGCGGTTTGAAATCTGTATTTGCTACAGAAGATGACAAGGTTGTATATCAAACACAACAAGACATACAACCAACACTAGACTATGTAAAACATTTATCTGAAAATAAACCAGGTAAAGATTTTCGTCATGTAGCAGAAGTACCCATGGTAATATATCAACAAGCAGTTAGAGAAGGTTGGGCCAAGGATTCTGCACAATGGAAGAAATGGTTAAACCATTCAGATAATAAACCCTTTAGGACATGGAAAGGTAAAGTATGACATACGATGAATTAAAAACTAATATTGCAAACTTCTTAAACAGATCAGACTTAACAAGCCAACTTGATTTTTTTATAGATGCAACAGAAGCAGAGTTTAATAGAAGATTAAGAGTTAAAGATATGATTAAAAGAGCTACTGCTACAGCAGATGCTCAATACATATCACTACCAACAGATTGGTTAGAAGCTATTAACGTACAAATTGACAGTAATGAATTTACACCATTATTCCAACAATCTATAGAATCATTAGATGTTTACAGAAAATCTATAAATAATATTGGTAATCAGCCTGTTTATTACGCTTTAGTAGATAACACAATAGAATTAGCACCTACCCCTGATACAAGTTATACGCTACAATTAACATACTATGGCACTATTGATGCTTTGAGTGATTCGAATACAACGAACTTTATATCCACAGGATATCCAGATGCTTACTTATATGGTGCTTTAAAACACGCTTCTATCTATCTTATGGAAGATGATAGAGTTGCTTTATTCACACAACAGTTTGAAAAAGCTTTAGAAGAGATGCGATTAGAACAAGAGAAAGCAGAATTTGGCAAAGGTTCTCTAATACAAAGAAGAAGAACTTATGGCAAAGCTGGTAAAAATATAAATTATTGGAGTAATAATTAGGAGATAATATGGCAGGATTTAGCGATTATTTAGAAGATAAAGTGTTAGACCATGTATTTGGTGGTAATGCTTATTCAGCACCATCAACATTATATGTTGCTTTATACACAGTAGCGCCTACTGATACAGGCGGTGGAACTGAAGTATCGGGCGGTGGTTATGTAAGACAGTCAAGTGCGTTTACTGTATCTGGTACTAACCCAACAACAGCATCTAACTCAGCTGCTGTAGAATATCCAACAGCTACAGCAGACTACGGAACAGTAGTTGCAGTTGGTATCTTTGATGCTTCATCATCAGGCAACTTACTAGCATACGCAAACTTAACTACATCAAAAGTTGTAAGCACGGGGGATGTTTTCAGATTCAATACTGGTGATTTAGACGTAACATTAGCTTAACATCATGGCCAGTATAGGCTATAACCAAGGCTACTATTCAAGATCAAAGTATAACGATCTTGCGTTTCAAGCCGAAGCAACTATATCAGCAACTAGCGGAGCTACCGCAGTTGGAACACAAATAGATGTACCTACAGCAGTCATACAGGCTGTTTCAGGTTTTACCGCAACTGGTACACAAATTGATAAAGCATCAGCAACGATTAGTGTTGTATCAGGTGCTAGTGCAGTAGGAAGAAAAACGCACGGTGCTAATGCAACGATTGCAGGAGTATCAAATGTCAATGCTCAAGGATTTATTACCGTATTTGGTGGTTCCACCATACCAGCAACTTCAGATGTAGATGCTAATGGTGTAGTTACTTATAAAGGTGCATCAACTATAAGTGAAACAAGTGGCTTTGTAGCAATCGGTGGTTTAAAATGGGAAGATATTATTGTTCCAGACGATACATGGACAGATCAAATTGTTGCAAGTAGCACTTGGACAGATCAAACCAATCCATCTACAGTTTGGACTGAATTAGACAAACAAGAGGCAGCTTAATGGCAGATACATTTACAACTAATTTAAACTTAACTAAACCAGAACCAGGTGCAGCCGAAGATACTTGGGGTATATCGCTTAATTCAGACTTAGATACGCTTGATGCTATTTTTAGTTCCAATGGTACTTCAGTTGCACTAAACTTGGATGGAGCGGTCATTGATAGCTCTGTTATTGGTGGTACTACAGCAGCCGCAGGATCATTCACAACTTTATCAGCAAGTACATCTATCACAGGTACACTAGCTACAGCAGCTCAACCTAATATTACAAGTCTTGGTACGCTGACAGGTTTAACAACTACAGGCGATATTAACTTTGGCGATAACGACAAAGCAGTATTCGGAGCAGGTTCAGATTTACAGATTTATCATGATGGGTCTAATAGCTATATTAATAATGTCGGTTCTGGCTCGCTTATCATTCAGGATACTGATGGCAGTGGAGATATTTATATAAGACCTAAGTCTGGTCAAACAGCGATTGCGGCTTATAACGACAACACTGTGCAACTATCACACTCTGGAAATATAAAACTATCCACCATAGCCACAGGCATAGACGTAACAGGTACAGTTGATGCCGATAAATTATCAATAGATACTGGTGCTATAAATGTAACGATTGATTCTGGCGGTATATATAATAGCCTAAATACAACGGGTGTGACGTATATTGTTGCTGACTCAAATGCTTCAGCAGGCTTGTTTGCTTACGGCACAAATCACGCTACTAAGTCTAGTACTGTAGAGATAAAAGCAGGTGGTGCAGTTAAACTAGCCACAACCTCAACAGGCATTGATGTTACGGGTACAGCCACGATGGATGGGTTGACTGTTCAGGGTGATGCTTACTTTGATACTAATAATGCTGGTAGAGCATTATATATAACTAGATATGGTACTGTAACCAGCGAATCAGCAGCTTTAAACATAGATGACAATGATTTAGTTATAAACAGCATACAAGACGAACAATATGGTGGTTATGTTTTTAAAGGTACGCATAATGGCACGGGTACAAGAACAAGATTAAATATTGACAAC